CTCCGGTCTCCCAGCTGTGTCTTAGCCAGGCAGCACTTGCACTTATCTGATTTTATTTAGCGGCGCGATCATCGGGTCAGACCAGCCCCCGGTGAATCGCAGGACCCAAAAGAGGGTTCTACAAGGCCAACAGAGCACGCCCCACGCGGTTCGCACCATTGGTCACACTCATGATGCTCCCCACGCCAGCAGCCAGCGAGCTCATCGCCCGCCCGGCCGCGTGGCCACTATGATACATCCACTGCCCAGCGGAGTCCAGGGCAGATAGAACACCTCCAAGTGTGACGCCTGTCTCCACATTGCTCGCCCCCAGCTTGAAGCCGGAGGTCTGCTTGGGAATCCATTCGTACACAGTCACCACCCGAACTCGAATGCCGGTGGTCACCGGATAACCCGAAGCCGTTAGGCACAATCCGGAAAGCCTACGCCCCGCTGGGGTGCTGGCTCCGGTGCCCTCCGGCTCGGTCATCTGTAGATCAAACTCACTGGGCCTCCACACGATCTCCGCGCAGCCCGCAGGCATGCGCTCGATATAATGTGCGTTGGACCGTAAGTCGGCAACGGTGGTGTTAAACGTGAAGATTTCAGCATTGACTCGCGCCAAGCTGATCACGCCGGCCCTGTCCAACTCCTTGCCAGGCCAGTACACCTGCATGCAGCAACTGATGGCCCTAAATGCCTGAGCATTGTCCACCAGGAACTGCCTGCCAGGAGTGTTTGCGGCATAGAAGTTGTCGGTCCACTGCACCACCCCTCCATCGGTCAAGGCGGGCTGGAACACGCCATACGAGCGAGGATCGCTAGGCACGATGCCAAAAGCAACGGCGGTGTTGTTCGCCTCCCCACCAATCAAGAAGTCGCGCTCAAAGCGCGCCACCATCGACCCGGACCCGTCCCCAATGGGGGCGGGCACGAGAGGGGCGTTGCAGGGGTCAGCCAACAGGGCCGCATACCTCGCCGCAGCCATTGACAGCTGAAAACGAGGTCTAGGCACTCGAGTGCCGCGTGAAACAGTTCTATTACGTGTCTGAGGAGCCTTGTTGCCGCGCTTGTTCTTTGAGTTCTTTGTCATACTGGATAGTTATCTTTTTAAAAGTGCTTTGGGGCAGGATCCCGGCTTGACCCCCGGGTGGGCTTACCAACACTTTCCCCGCACTTGTATTTGAGGCTGCGGTGACGTGTAACGTCTCACCCCAACTACCCCACCTCAGCGCCAGTTCCACTCCGGGCCATCAGGGTCAGTGCTCCAGCTGCGGGCGTCCTCGGGATCGCTCAGCCAGCCGCGCTCACTGCCCTCCTCCAGCTCGTATGTGTACTGCGTGTCAGAGTCCTCGTACTTCACCACGCCACCCCGCTCTTTGCGCTCCCGCGTGCCACGAATGGCACGGCGCATGGGGGGCCGGGGGGGGCCCCAGATGGCAGTGGGAGGAGGGCGACCAGCGTTACTGCTGGTCGCAGGGTGCGTGGAAGCCCTGGTGTCGGGGAAGGCGATGGGGAGCACGGCGGGGGCGGGGGCGGGGCGCACGGCTCTGCGGGGATCAATCCCCAGCTCAGCCAGCGCCAGCTCCTCCTCCCGCTCCATCTGCTCCGCCCAACTCTCGTTGAGGGGAACAAAGGTCACTGTCGCCGGCAGCTCCAGCGACGCCCAGAGCAATTCTGGGGGTCGCTGGAGCACCTTCAGCAGCCCCGCAAGGCTGGGCTCAACAGCGGCCGCAAAGGGGTTCTCTTGGACGGCCCAACGCAAACGTGGGTCGGCCACATCGCCCCTGACGACCAGCTGCCTCTCAATAAAGTCGGACGCATACTTGCGGAACCGCGCGAAGGCCCCTGCCAAGTCAGGCGGAGCCAGTCCGAAGTTCATCGCAATGCTGCCCAACCGCATCGCCTCAGCCAGCTCAAACTCCCCCTTAGCGCGCTTCCACCCCATTGAAGGTGTGATGATCTGGGAGAAGGTGCGCGGCACATCACAATGCACCATCACCCTCCCAGCTGGGTTTGCCCAGAAGTAGTAACCGATGAACAGGAAGGGCTTCCTCTGCAGCATCTCACTGATTTCAGTGACGCCCCAACCCGCACAGTACTGCTCCAGGCGCACCTGAAAGCCCATCTCACGCCCCACCTGCTCTACGGCCGCGGCGACCGCACCCTCGGAGTGCCCCTTCAGGACCTCCCGGACGCGGTTGATCATCACGTCCATGAGCATGTCATTCACCTTGGACTGCAGCGGCATGCCCGACGGTCCGGCGTGCCTCAGCTTATAAGCCAGGGACAACACCAACACCACCAGGCGCTCCCGTGCAAAGGTGTGCCACAAATCTGCGGCAGTGGGGTCGATCAAAGCCAGCTCATCACGCAGGACGTCATGCACAGCCTGCGTGACGTCCCCGTGCTGGGTGAGGTCAAAGCTGGTACAATCCAGCGCGAACATCACCAGCACACCTTCCAGGATCGCAGCGACCCAGGAATCATCCCCCACATGCACGTAGGCCCACTCGCCCTCATCCAGCTGCGCCTGCAAAGCCGCCACCAGGTCCTCAGCGCCCCCCCGGACCAGCGTAATGCCGATCCCGGAGTGCGACGCTGAGCCCGGCGCGATGTGGCGAGCCAGCTTCTCAAAGGGCTGGGTGGCCATCTGCATGTTGAGGACGACGTGGCGGGGGAACGCGTTGTAGAAACGCATCAAACCACCCGCCACCTTATCCAGCGTGTAGTAGTCCGCCTTCGCCTTGCCGCGGAGGGCAACCAACTCTGGGTTGTCCACCATCAGCTTGCGCACGTACCCAGCGACATCAGCTCCAGCCTCCAACGCCTCCCTGCGCATGGTCAGGGCCAAGCCATGGCATTGCTCAGCAGCGCCAGGTGAGTCCCATCGGCCCAGCACAGGGAAGCCATTGTCGGAGTGGGGGTTAACCCGCAGCTGAGAGCCTTCTGCCACCACCAGGGGATATGCCTTTCGGAACTCCGCGGGCACGCCTGCCAGAGACAGTCCGCACCTCTGGAGTGCCCTCTGGGCCTCCTCCCTGGTGATGGGTCGCGAGGGAGCAGGTGAGCCGCGCTTGGGCAAGTAATGCAACAAGCGGTTCATTGCTCCCTCCACACCCCCACTGGCATACACCTTACGGCGCGCCGCGGCCAAAACCAAGGCGCGAGAAGCTGGGCCCCCATCGGGCAACAACTCCACGGCCTGGGCAATGCCCGTCACTGCACTCTCAGAGCGCGGCCTCAGGGTGGTAACCCCCTTAGCCGCCAAGGCCATGGGGGGGTGCGCCGCATTGCGGAGTGTATCCACAATGCACAAACGCCGTGTGATCTCCACCGTTTTGGCCAGCTCCATGTCCAGCCCCTCAAGAGCCTTCCTCGCCACCACCAAGTTGCTGTACATCTTGCTTGCGCGCTGCCACCCCTCAGGGGCAACATCCGTAGGCAAGCCTTTGTTCAGCTGAAGCTGGTACGCTGTGGGCTCAGTTGGAGCTCGTGCGGGGTTGGACATTGTGAGTGCTGTGATTTGCCAGTTGTGTGAGTACAGGGGCGGGATTCCAGGTCGTACTCTGGATAGTAATAACTAAACCACTGAATGATCACCAATGCTACATTGGCATCGTC